TATCTTGGATCAAATGAATTCAATCCAAATCCACCACCAAGTATATCATTACTTGAAGACTCAAAGTTTTTAGGTGGTTTTTTGTTATTTCTTTGGTCTATAAGTTCACTTTGTTGTGAAGCTTGTATTTTTGTACGATCGTCTTTGCGATCTTCTTTGTATTTATCCTTAGTTTCTATAGATTGTAAGTCCATTTTCTTTAGCTCTTGATTAATTAAAAACTCATGATTCATAAGTTCTTTCTTAAGTAAAGCCTCTTGTTGTAGTTTTTTAGAATCAAACTCTGACTCCATTTTCATTAACTCTATTTTTTGATTAGTAATAGCTTGTTGCTTTTCTATTTCTGCTTGAGCAGCTACTTGTTGAGTCTGTGCATTAGCTTGTGCTTGAGATTGTATGTTTTGCTGTTGCATCTCCATGTCTTTAACTTGCTTTTTCTTTCTACGTATTTTAAGCAGTTGATTAGCTAGTTTTACATTTTTAATATCTCTAAGGTCAATAGCGTCTTCAAGATCTATACTTTGTTGCTGTAAAGCCATTTGTATATTATTCTCTAGCATTTGCTTTTCTTCTTCATCAGGAGCGAGCTCTATAAATATACCAAAGTCATATAGATGTAAGTTACTCATTTCTTCTAACGTAGCTACATTATGTGTTCCAATGCTTTGTATAAAAGCGTTTTTAGTAGGGGAATATTCCAGCACGTCTGATATTCTTAAGCTTATTAACTCAGCAACCTCAGAGCTTAAATATAAACTACTTTGTAATATGTGTCTAGTAGCTGTGTTTGAATTTGCAGCTGCAATCTTTTGAACACCAACTAAAGCATCTTTTGAAGGTGTTGAAGCGTCTGAAGCTTCGTTGAGGCCAGTCACATCACGTATCATTTGTAAGTAGTAATTGTATGTGCCTATAAGTGATTGCATTTTTTGACCACCACTACCACTTGATATTTCTTGAATAGGTACTTTACCAGGATTCATATCTCCATCGCTAGTCATTGATCTACCTATTATACTACCAGTTTGGAAAAACATATTTAAAGCTTCCTGTGGGTTGTAGTTAGTTCCATTACCTAAATCTATTTCAGCTAAACCATCAGCGTCTAAATATATACCGTCTGGAACTAATCTAGACATAACTTGCTGTAGCTTTAAATGCGTGAGCTGTATCATATCAGCAAAACCAGTTATTCTACTAACAAGTGATTCTATTCTGCCCTTATACATTCTAGGCGCTACCATGCTGTAGTTCATTTTAACCTTAGTGTAATCACTTTTAGGTCTCATCATGTTCTTAGCCATTTGCCATTTAAGAAGTTTTTTAGTACCTAATATAATAGCTCCTTCGTAAAGAACTTCTATAGATCTAGAAACTTTACCATACTTAGCTTCCATAACAGCCTCCATGATAGGGTTAAAAGTATCATCTTTAACTATTATTTTACTAGCTCCTGTAGCTGTTTCTTTTACTTTATAAACTTCATTAGCATAAGTCTTGTAGTTAAAGTATAAAACTTGAACTTGATTTTTATCAACTTGATTAGATTCAGTTAAACTTCTATTGTAGAAACCTGAGTTTTGAAAACCTTGGCCTACAATATCCATTAAATCTTTTTCATCTAAATCTGCAAATTCTTTTTTTAATTCGTTTACACTTACGTTTTTAACCTCACCTACATAATACACATCGTCAAAATAAGGTGAATCAGTGTAAGAGTAAACTAAATTAGCTGGGTCAACATAGTCAATTTTAATACCTGAGCTTTTACAAAACGTTGTTTTACTAGCACCAATACCAAGTGTAACTAAATCATAATTAACTCTTCTTCTAGTTAAGTCATAATTATTACCATTTAAAACAGTGTTTATAGCTTGCTCTTCAGCTAGCTCAACAGCTTGCTTGTAGGTTAACTGCATGTGTAATTCTAACTCTTCTACAGAATCAGGCAGCTCTTCTTTTTTATTTTCTCTAATATCAACACCAAATGCAGTTTCAGCATATGAAGCTAAATCTTCAGTTTCCATGTCTCTTATTAAAGATTCCATGTAAGCTGTTCTTTTGCTTATACCATAAGGGTCTTGTGAGTAAGCTTTTATATCAAAAACTCTTTCAGATATACCATTAACAACTATATCTACAAACTTAGGTATAATAGGTACTGGCTTCCAGTCTAAATTTAAATAAGATAAATCACCATTTATAGATAACTCATCTTTGTATTTTTGTATAGATTGTTCTCCACGAGCATATAAACGTAGTTTATGAAACTCTGTTTGATTTCCATAAAATCTATTAGTACCAGAGTCACGCTTAAACCACTCGCTTTCTATAGCTTTAGCAACTTTAAGACCGTACTCGGTTCCCATCTTCTCAGAGTCACTCGCGACTTGACTTGGAAAATAACTTTTTATAACTGACTCAGCCATATTAATTTTCTATTAGTTTTGATCTGTTACCAGATTGTTTATATCTAGCAAATTTTAAATTTATTTTTTCTTTTTTTATACTGGCGTTAGGTCTATACAGGTGTCTATTACAAGCCATTATAGCTAAGCCCGAAGAAATAGAAGCATCAAACTTAGTTCTGTTGTTAATATCAAACTTAGCCCAGTCTTCTAATGTTCTATTAAAATTTACTTTACCATATGTACCATCTTGTTTCTTACCAACATGATCTTGTATATACATTTCAATAGCGGCAGCGTGAGACTGCTTTACATCTTCACTTGAATTTGGTATACCACCTACTTCTTTTTCAGCAACAGATAGTTTGTTCCATATTTTATCTGGTCTATTCATACTAAAACCTCTATATCCTCTTCTTCTTAAATAATATAATAAACGAGGTTTGTTGTTTTCTGCTAATATTGGCATACCGTAAAAAACTAAAGCCATTAGCATGTCTTCAAAAAATATCTCCGCGGTTGGTGGTCTATCTACATATTCTAAAAAAAACTGGTTTGGTGGGCAATCTTCCATACTAAACTTTGTTAAACCGTGCAAAGCTCCTTTAGAACCTATACCATCGACTGTTCCTGATATATCATAACTATCACAACCAAAAGCTCCCATATGTTCATTGCCTGGAAACTTAACTCCATTTTTTATTATAACATTGTTTTGTAAGTTAGAAGGTGGTGTCCAGCTAACCCTGAATCTACCTTTATTGTCAGGGTAAAATATAACTTTACCATCTTTAACTCCATTTAGCCACTGAAAGTTTCCTTTAGTTACAGCGTTTTCAATATTTAATTCTTCATTAAAATCAATTTGCTCGTATATCTTTGCTAAATTAAATATACTATTTTTTGTTTCATCTCTGAAAGCGTGCTCTGTTGTGCGTGGAAACTGTCTATAAAACTCATTGAGTGCATCAGGATCGTTCTTAAGGCCTTCTACCTCATTGTTCCAGTTGTCTATTACTCCAGTGTCGATATACTCACCATAAGGGCCAGTGACTTCTTCAGTTGGAGTGTCAAAAACAGGTACTCCATAAGAATCAATGAATCCTTCGTAGTTCCATTCCATAGGAATGAACAAAGAATAGAGTCCTGACTTAGTCTGACCATTCCTGTTTCTTTGAGTAACGTCTGAGTCTTTATATAATCTTTTAAAATTGTCTCCACCTTTATCTAAAGCATTTGAGGTTGAACCCATTATACATTTACCAATAATTCTACTACCTAATCTAAGTGTTGTTTTAGTAACGCGCCAGTTGTTAAGTATATTGTTTGGTCTTTCCCATTTACCACTTTCATCATGAACTAGTAATTTTAGTTTTTCACCATCATAACTGTTATCTCCAGTGTTTTTCCAATCTATAGTTGTATCTAAACCTGTTAGTATTTCTTGTGTTTCACTAGCTTTAACAATACTTCGTCTAGTAAGCTTACTTGCTGGTACTCTATATGCAAGCTCGGTTTTAGGACGGTCCATACCATCTTGTATTGGTTTAAAGAAAAACGGGTAGTTAACGGATATTGGTACAACCTTGTCGGTAAACATTTTTTTAGCATCTGGTCCAGACTTGGATAAAATACCAAATCTTGAATCTGAAGAGATTGTTGCCATATCGACACATACTGCAGATGACATAAATGAAAATCCTGATCTTCTGTTTTTAAGGTAGCACATTCCGTATGACCTTTTATCTGCTTTGCAAGCTTCCCAGAATATATAGAATAATCTGTTTGCTTCCCTAAAGTCTGGTTTCCCAACATCAATTTTGGACCACTGCAAGTACATATAGTGAGAGCCAGTAATATAAGTAGGAATACCTTTGTTGTAATACCAAAATCCTTCCTCTCTTTTTTTAAACTCATCTTCTATGTAATCTATATATTTACTTTTAAAATCATTTGGATAATTTTTCCAGTCAAATATGGTTTTAATTCTATTTAATTCTTTAGGATATTCAGTTACTTCCCATTTGTCACTATCAAACCTAGTTATATTAACAGCTTTTGGTAGCGCTACTTTAAGGTTCTGTATGTTATATATATTACCTATTTGACCAGTTTTACTTATAACAACTACGTCATGTTCTTTGTTATAACCGTATTCCCACTTCTTAGACTTGTTAAGTCTATTAATAGTATTTATTTTTATAGGCTCTATAAGCTCAAAAAGACTTTGATCGTACATTATTTAGATCGTCTTTCTGCAAACCCACCAAATGAAGTTTGTACTACTTCTTCTTTAGGTTTGTTGTTTATCATATCTTCTTCCTCTTGAATTCTAGTAAGTATTTCAAAAGCATCAAATATAGCTAACTTTTTAGTTGCAGCTGCATTCTTTAATCTATCTGCTGTTATATCATCACCTGAATCAACTATAGCTTCTTTAGCAACTTTTATTAACTCCTCAACTGCTTTGTGTCCAGCTTGGATTATACTCAACTTCGTCTCCTTGATATTCATACCTTATTGTTAAGTTTTTCGATCTAACTCTATAAAGTCTTTCTTCATCAATAACAAACTCATATTCACTATTTGGTGTGAAGCCAACTAAGTCTCCTTCTTTTAAGTGTTTGTTGTCTTGAATTATTTTTAGAACACCTTTTAATGGTTGTTCTTTTTGAGTACTGTATATATAATTAGATTCAATTGGTTTTACAAAAGCATATCCATCAGTAGGTTGCCATTTGTTGTTTCTTTTATAAGCATATACTTGATCTACGTTACATAGGTAGTTTTTATCATCTATATAGCTTTTACTATTTTTTTCTTCTCCTCTTACGTCGTGAAATCTTCTAAACACATTGTGATGTACTATAACTTGATCACCTACTTTAACCTTGTGGTTTCCAATTATAGGTACTTGCTTAACTAAACCTAATCTATTAACACTTTGATGCGTAAATATCTGAGTGTTAAGTACCAAGCTTTGTCCATCTACTTTTTTTGTGTTATTGTATCTTCCTCCGATAGGTTCTACTACAAAATTAAAAATACTTTTCATTTAGTACTCTAGATTATACTCAATAGCTACCGCCATATTTTTATTAAAATCTTTCCAAGGTAGTACATCGTTATTTTTTTTAATAAATATACTAAACTTTTTATCCTCCTCTGTTATATGACAAATAGTATGCCCGCCGTAGACCTCTTGGCCCACGGCATAATGCATAGCTTCATTTTTATAATCTTTACCAATACTAATCTTTCT